CCAATACTTGCTCGGTCATTGAGGAGCTAGGCGGGCATCTCGCCCCCGGCGACAGCGACGACGAAAACGCGGACGCTGTATTCCAGGCGTTCACTGCCCGCGCTCAGCAGCAGTTTGAAGAAGCCATTGCGCCGCCTGCCGAAGAAGGCAAACGAAAGCGCGGCCGTCCTAAGAAGTACGAAGTCGACGTCAATCCCCCTGCGCTATACAAGGGGCAGGTTGCAGAGCGCATTCGCTCTATGCTCGACGAGTACAACAGCGACATCGTGGCGGACGCGGCCGAGCTTCGTCGTGTCGTGACGAACAAACTGCTGGATTTGTCGTCGTGCGGTGATCCGCGCATCGAGATCAAGGCCACAGAAATGCTGGGCAAGATCAGCGACGTGGGGTTGTTCTCTGAGAAGACTGAGATCACGGTGACGTACAACTCGGTCAGCGACATCGACAACATGCTCAAGGACAAGATTCGCAAGCTGTTGACGATGCACGCTGAAGAAGCGAGCGTGCTGCCCGACTTGGACAAGGAGCTGGCTGCACTCGACGCGCCCGTCGATGCAAACGTCATCGACATGGAGCCCGCCGAGCAGGAAACACCGCCAGCGGAGCCCGACAATGCGTGAGCAAACGTACGGGCAGTTCGATAAAGAGCTGGAGCTGCTGTTGGCCCAGCTCAGCAGGGTGCCCGACGAGAAGAAACTCTCGATCCTGAAAGATTTGGAGCAGCGAGAGCAGCTTTGGGACAAGGAAACAGCTCAAAATACCTTCTTGGGGTTCGTAAATAAGGTTTGGCCAGAGTTTATTTCAGGTCGGCACCACAAAATAATGGCCGCTGCTTTTGAAAGAGTGGCCAAAGGCGAGACAAAACGCCTGATTATTAACATGCCACCCCGACATACCAAGTCGGAATTTGCAAGTTACCTGCTTCCGGCGTGGTTTTTGGGTAAATTCCCCGCCAAAAAAGTCATTCAGACCTCAAATACCGCGGAATTGGCGGTCGGATTCGGTCGAAAAGTCCGAAATCTGGTGGATTCCGAGGTTTACAAGCGCATTTTCCCCACTTTGCAGCTTCAGCAGGACTCAAAAGCTGCTGGCCGGTGGAATACGTCCAAAGGTGGTGATTATTTCGCTATTGGTGTGGGCGGTACGGTCACCGGTAAGGGTGCAAACCTGCTGATCATCGACGATCCGCACTCGGAACAGGAGGCTGCGCTGGCGGCAACCAATCCCGACGTGTTCGACAAGGTCTACGAGTGGTACACCTCGGGTCCCCGGCAGCGTTTGCAGCCGGGCGGGGCTATCGTGATCGTGATGACGCGGTGGTCGCTGCGGGATTTGACTGGCCAAGTGCTCAAAGCCAACGTCGCCCGTGGCGGCGAGCAGTGGGAGGTCATCGAGTTCCCCGCCATCATGCCCTCGGGTAAACCCTTGTGGCCAGAGTTCTGGTCGTTGCCTGAACTGGAGGCGCTGCGGGAAGAACTGCCCAACTCCAAGTGGCAGGCGCAGTACCAGCAACAGCCCGTCAGCAACGAGTCGGCCATCGTCAAGCGCGACTGGTGGAAGTGGTGGGACAAGGACAACCCACCCCAGTGCGAGTACATCTTGCAGACCTGGGACACGGCGTTCGAGAAGAACAACCGTGCTGACTTCTCTGCCGGTACGACCTGGGGCGTCTTCAACAACCCCGACGACTACGACCGCCCCAACCTCATCCTGCTCGACACATACAAGAAGCGGGTGGAGTGGGTGCAGTTGAAGAAGGACGTGCTGGAGCAGCACCGCCAGTGGGACCCGGACGGCGTCCTGATTGAAAAGAAGGCCACCGGTGCGCCGCTGATCTATGAGTTGCGGTCGATGGGCATCCCTGTTCAGGAGTACACCCCGTCAAAAGGTCAAGACAAAATTAGCCGTCTCAACTCCGTCAGCGACATAATTGCTTCGGGGAAAGTATGGGTGCCCCGCACCCGGTGGGCAGAAGAGTTGGTGGATGAAATCGCAGCCTTCCCGGCTGGCGAGCATGATGACTTGGTTGACGCCACCACTCTTGCGCTCATGAGATTCAGACAGGGCGGCTTCCTGCGTTTGCCTTTGGACGAGCCAGACGAGCCGATCTACCAGCGCAAACGCGAGTATTACTAAGGAGCCACCATGGCGACCAATATCGACAAAGCCTTGTACGCCGCCCCCATGGGGCTTGATGAGTTGGCCATGGCCAACGAGGCGACCCCTCCGATTGAAATCGAGATCGAGAACCCTGACTCCGTGAGTATCGGCATGGACGGGCTGGAGATCGAACTGCGTCCGGGGGAGAAAGGGGAGGATGATTTTGACGCCAACCTCGCCGAGTCCATGGACGAGGGTGAACTAGACACCCTGGCCAACGAGTTGATCGGCGACTTCACCGATGACGTGGCCTCCCGCCGGGACTGGATGCAGACCTACGTGGATGGTCTGGAGTTGCTGGGTCTGAAGATCGAGGAGCGGTCGGAGCCCTGGGAGGGTGCCTGTGGCGTCTTTCATCCAATGCTGGCTGAAGCGTTGGTGAAGTTCCAGTCTGAGACGATGATGAGTACCTTCCCGGCAGCGGGCCCGGTGAAGACGAAGATCATCGGCAAGGAGACCCCTGCCAAGAAGCAGTCAGCCGAGCGCGTGCGCGACGACATGAACCACCAGTTGGTGGACGTCATGACGGAGTACCGGCCTGAGCATGAGCGCATGCTGTGGGGCTTGGGTCTGGCGGGCAACTCGTTCAAGAAGGTGTACTACGACCCGCATCTGGAGCGGCAGGTGTCGATGTTTGTGCCCGCTGAGGACATCGTGGTGCCCTACGGCGCGGCGGACTTGGCCTCCGCCCCGCGTGTGACGCACGTCATGCGCAAGACTGAGAATGAACTGCGTCGCCTACAGGTGGCTGGGTTCTACAGCGACGTGGACCTGGGCGAGCCGAACAACGTGCTCGACGAGGTTGAGAAGAAGATTGCCGAGAAGCTGGGCTTCCGGGCCATCACGGATGAGCGGTACAAGCTGCTGGAGATGCAGGTTGAGTTGGACCTGCCGGGGCACGAGAGCAAGGACGGCGTCAAGCTGCCTTATATCGTGACGCTGGAGAAAGGGTCGGCGAAGATACTGGCCATCCGCCGCAACTGGAGGCCCGACGACAAGCGGTACCGCAAGCGCACACACCTTGTGCACTACGGCTACATCCCAGGTTTCGGGTTCTACCACTTCGGCCTGATCCACCTGATTGGCGCGTACGCCAAGAGTGGCACCTCGTTGCTGCGTCAGTTGGTGGACGCCGGTACGCTGTCCAACCTGCCCGGTGGTTTCAAAGCCCGTGGCATGCGGGTCAAGGGTGACGACACGCCCATCTCTCCGGGCGAGTGGCGCGACGTGGACGTGCCCTCGGGCGCGATCCGCGACAACCTGTTGCCGCTGCCCTACAAGGAGCCCAGCCAGACGCTGGCGGGCCTCATGGACAAGATCATCGAGGAGGGGCGGCGCTTTGCCAACACGGCTGATCTCCAGATCAGCGACATGTCGGCTCAGGCTCCGGTGGGCACCACACTGGCCATCCTTGAACGCACGCTCAAGACGATGTCCGCCGTGCAGGCACGCATCCACTATTCGATGAAGCAGGAGCTTGACCTGCTGCGCGACATCATCCGCGACTACACGCCCGAGGAGTACGACTACGAGCCGGGCGAGGGTGATCGCAAGGCCAAGAAGTCTGACTACGACGACGTCGACGTGATCCCGGTGAGCGATCCGAACGCCTCGACGATGGCGCAGAAGATCGTGCAGTACCAAGCTGTGTTCCAGTTGGCGCAGGCCAACCCGCAGTTGTACAACATGCCGCTGCTCCACCGGCAGATGCTCGACGTGCTGGGTATCAAGGATGCGAGCAAACTGGTCCCGATGGACGACGACCAGAAGCCGACCGACCCCGTGAGCGAGAACCAGAACGTGCTGATGATGAAGCCCGTGAAGGCGTTCATGTATCAGGACCATCAGGCGCATATCACGGTGCACATGTCTGCCATGCAGGACCCGAAGATTCAGGCTCTCTTGCAGAACAACCCGATGGCTCAGCAGTTGCAGATGGCCATGATGGCTCACATCAACGAGCACCTTGGGTTCGAGTACCGCAAGCAAATCGAGCAGCAGCTTGGCATGGCGCTGCCCCCGCAGAAGGACGAGGCGGGCGACGACGTCAACATGGACCCCCGTGTCGAAGCGCAGCTTGCTCCGCTGCTGGCGCAGGCCGCTCAGCGGTTGCTCTCACAGAACCAAGCTGAGGTGGCCCAGCAGCAGGCTCAACAGCAGGCGCAGGACCCGCTGGTCCAGATGCAGATGCAGGAGTTGCAGCTCAAGGCGGCAGAGCAGCAGCGCAAGGCCCAGAAGGACCAAGCCGATGTCGCGCTCAAGCAACAGCAGATTCAGGTTGAGCGTGAGCGCATCGCTGTGCAGCAGCAGACGGCTGAGATGCAGCAGAAGACCGACATGCTCAAGACCGCTGCGTCCATGAACAAGGACCGCGAGATGGAGGCGGCGAACATCGCTGTCGACGTCCTCAAGCACCTGTCGGACAAGAGCGCCGAGGAGCAACTGCGGGCGATGCAGGAGCGCCACCAGATGCGTCAGGCTCAGAGCCAGCGACGCCCTGAGTCCAAGGCCAAGGAGAAATAAATGGACGCCTTCGATCTGCTCATCCAACAAACGGACGAAAAGATTGCCCAACTCAAGGACCACTTGTCCGAGGGCAAAGCAGCCAGCTTCGAGGAGTACAAGAGACTGTGCGGTGAGATTCGGGGTCTTCTTACCGCGCGGGGATACACCCTAGACCTTCGACAAAAACTGGAGAACTCTGATGAGTGAAATTTTGCTAGGTACAAACCCTAGTAACCCGCAGATTGTTGGCATGTACCGGCCGAGCGCCTCAGCCGAGGAGAAAGCCAAACAACTGCCCAAGCCGTCTGGTTATCGGATTCTGTGTGCCATCCCCGAGGTGGAGAAAGAATTCGAGGGGGAAGTCGGCCTCGTCAAATCGGATGAAACCATCCGCATAGAGGAGACCTTGACCACGGTGTTGTTCGTGGTTGATCTGGGTCCCGATTGCTATCAGGATGAAAAACGGTTCCCCAGTGGTCCGTGGTGCAAAAAGGGTGACTTCGTGTTGGTCAAGCCGTACAGCGGTAGCCGACTGGTCATCCATGGCCGCGAATTCAGGCTCATCAATGATGACTCTGTGGAGGGGGTTGTTGATGATCCCCGTGGCATCAAACGCAAGTAAGGAGCAGACAAGATGGCTCAGAACAAGCAAAACGGCGGTATGGACGCAGACGAGTTCAAGTTCCCTGACGAAGCGGAACAGGACTCCAAGGTCGAGGCGAAGGCCGACGAGCTAGAGATTGAGATCGAGGACGATACTCCTGAAGAGGATCGTGGCCGTGCCCCGATGCCCAAGGAATTGGTCCAAGAGCTTGAGAAAGACGAGCTTGAAGCCTATGACGAGGGCGTCAAGAACAAGCTCAAGCAGATGCGCAAGGTCTGGCACGACGAGCGCCGCGAGAAAGAAGCTGCTCTCCGAGAGCAGCAAGAAGCT